TATATAACTCAATCTTGTCAGATAAAAATCCTTCGTGATAATAAGGAATCTCATTAATCTTATTAATAATAAAAAAATCATCATTCATTAAAACAAAATCTTCTGGGATATCTGATGAATCTACCAAGGCTTTTAAGTTTTCTACAGCATTTTTCCATTTACCAGAATTTTGTTCTATTGATATGCTATTCCCAGAATACCAATTGGGTATTCCACCAACCACCCAAATTTTGGAGGTTGGAAAATAATGTAAGACAGATCTAATAGAATATCTTAATTCTAAATTGTCATCACCACGACAGATATAAATAAAGTTCATTATTACCCCGAAAAATAATTATAGCATGATATAATATTTAAAAGTGGAGGAAAATGGCACGTATTAGTTTTTTGGGCAACTTTGAAGTTCCCTATTCAAGTGAAAATCATCATGCAGCATCTTTAGAATCGCTGGGCCATACCGTAATTAAGTTACAAGAACGCAAAGCAAAAGCAAGATTCATTTTTGAAGAAGCCCGTCAATCAGATATTTTTATATGGGTTCACACTCATGGATGGCAAACTCCTGGAAACATTGATATGCTTGATGTTTTATCTGAATTAAAAAAACAAAATATAATAACAATGACTTATCATCTTGATTTGTGGTTTGGTATTGAACGTGAAAAAGATTTAAAAAATGATAGTTTTTATACAAACATAGGACATTTTTTTGCTACAGATAAGTTAATGTGTGACTGGTTTAATGAAAATACACAAGTAAAAGGACATTTTATTCCTGCAGGAGTTTATGATAAAGAGTGTTACGTTCATAAAGATTACGATCCACATAATTTTGAGCATGACATAATCTTTGTTGGTAGTAGAAGATATCATCATGAACATTGGTATCGTCCAAAACTTATAGACTTTTTAAGAGATACCTACGGCAAAAGATTTTTACACGTTGGCGGAGATGGTGATACTGGAACTGTACGTGGAGAAGCACTTAATCGCATTTATGCAAAAAGCAAGGTAGCAATAGGTGATAGTTTAAACATTAACTTTAACTATCCATACTATACAAGCGATAGATTATTTGAAAGTACTGGTCGTGGTGGTTTTACTATATACCCTCGCATCAAAGGACTTGATGAATATTTTGAGGATGGGAAAGAGATTATATTTTATGAACATGGTAATCTTAAAGACCTTAAACAAAAAATAGATTATTATATTTTAGATGGATTAACTAGAGAAGAAATAAGACTTGCTGGACATGAGCGAACTAAAAAAGAACACACATATGTTCATAGGTGGTCAACAATATTAGAAACTTTAAATATAAAATGAAACACTTAGTCACAGGTGGTGCTGGTTTTATTGGATCAAACCTTGTTGATAGGTTAATTAGTTCTGGTCATGATGTTATTTGTATTGATGATGAGTCTGCAGAGTGTCACGATCAATTCTATTGGAACAATAAAGCACAAAACTATAAGTATGATATCTGTGACTATGATTTAATTGCGCCACTTTTTAAAAATGTTGACTGTGTGTTTCATGTAGCATCTGATGCAAGGATACAACCAGCAATATTAAATCCTAAGAAATCTATTCAATCAAACGCAGTAGGAACAGCCAATGTTCTTGAACTTTGCAGGGTTAACAGTGTAGACAGACTAATCTATTCAAGCACATCTTCTTCTTATGGTAAAAAGGTTTTGCTTCCAAACCAAGAAACACAGTCGCCTGATCCTTTAACTCCATACTCTGCTGCTAAAGTTTTTGGTGAAAACCTTGCAAGAGTTTATTATAACCTTTACGGGTTAAAAACTATATCTCTTAGATATTTTAATGTTTATGGAGATAGACAACCATTAAAAGGACAGTATGCTCCAGTAATAGGACTATTCTTAAAACAACATCATGAGTCAAAACCACTAACAGTTGTTGGAGATGGATCTCAGCGTAGAGATTTTACTCATATATCAGACATAGTAGAAGCAAACATCCTTGCATCTGAAGTTGAAAACGGATTTGGAGAAGTGTATAACATTGGGTATGGAAGTAACTACGCTATACTTGATATTGCTAATATGATTTCAAACGATATTAAATTTATACCGCCAAGAATTGGTGAAGTGCAAGAAACTCTTGCTTCTAATGAAAAATTTAAAAAATTAACTGGTTGGTCTCCACAAATGTCTTTAATTGAATGGTTAAAAAAATGACAGAAGTTGTTCGTGCTAATTTAAATAATGAATTTTTAATTGTGCTGCCAAAGCATCGTGCTGATAGACCAGAGTGGTACACAGAAAAAGGTTGGGAAAGAAAAAGATTACGATCAATGCATGAAAACCTTGGACCAGGTGATGTTATATATTATGTTGGCGGGGAAGAAGGAGAAATGGTTGCTCTTTGTCAAATATGGGGAGCAAAAACTGTTATCTTTGAACCAAATCCAAAAGTATGGTCACATTATCCATTAATATGGAAACACAATGATTTAGATATGCCAATTGCCTGTATTCCTGGGTTTGCATCTGATAAAATAAATAATCTTTCAAGAATTTATTATAATGAATGGCCACCAGAAGCAAATAATATTATTGAAGCAGCCCATGGATTTAAAGAGTTATATCTTGAAGGTGATAGTTATGGACAAATTACCATAGATTCTTGTGTTTACGATCACAAAATGTCTCCACCTACTGCTATTTCTTTAGACGTAGAAGGAAGCGAGGGTAAGGTTTTAAAGGGCGCAGAAGCCGTTTTAAGAGCCTATAAGCCCAAGATATGGCTATCTGGTCACCCAGAGTTTATGATACAACAATGGAATGAATACTTATATGATTTAAGATTTTGGCTTTGGGAATTAGGATATAAAGAAACATTATTAGATTATCAACATGAGGTACATTTATTTTATGAATAATCATAAAGCATATATTTTTTCTACAGATCCATTAGACTCTGCCAATGGCAAATGGGATTATGGTCTACTTAAAGAAGCATTTGATAGAAACCATGTAGAAGAAATTGTAGTTGCTAGTATTCCAAAAGATGATAGGGCTTTTGTTGTAATACCTGGCCAAGGTAACGCAGGCAATGAAGAAATAATAAACAAAGAATTATCAAACCTTTCTCGTGTAGTATTATTTATAACAGGAGATGAGCAAGGTTTGTTTAATGTAGATATTATAAGTCATCCTAATATTTCTATTTGGATTCAATACCCGCACGAAAAACATCAAAAGTATAATAAATTTTTTATAGGAGTTCCTCAACATCTTAAAGAAAATGTTCCTGATTATCCTAATAAAAATTATAATGTTTATTTTGGAGGTCAGATTACACATCAACGTAGACAAGAGTTAGCACGAATAATGCCACGCATACAAAATGCTTTATATTGCCCTACAGATGGCTTTGCACAGGGGGATCCACCAAAGGAGTATTACCGCAAATTAGCCAGCGCTAAGGTCGCTCCAGCCCCTTCTGGAGCACAAGTAATAGATTCATTTAGATTCTTTGAAGCCTTAGAAATGCTTACGTTGCCCATAGGAGATCTCAAGGATGCCCAAGGTAATGCAGAAAAAAATTATTATCAATGGGTATACACAGAAGATGTTCCAGTAGTAATGACTGGTGATTGGCATAAACTACCTACAATATTATTAAATTTAATTAATGAATACCCTGCAAATTTGCACAAGGCTGTATGCTGGTGGCTAAAATACAAAAGAGATTTTGCTTTTAAAATAATGGGGGATTTAAATGCATCTTAGAGACATTACGATTGTGATGGCTACTTCGGTTTTGCCAAGTCATCCAAACACCAGAATAATAGATGAAACTGTATCTAAAATTAGATATCATTTTCCAGAAAATGAAATAATAATGCAGATAGATGGTTTGCGTGAAGAGCAAAAAGATCGTAAACAAGATTACGATGAATACAAAAATAGAATACTTTGGAAATGTTTGCATGAGTGGAAAAATGTTTTACCAGTTGTATTTCCAACTCATCAGCATCAAACTAATATGATGCTTAAAACTATTTCAACAATTAAAACATCTGTTCTTTTGTATGTTGAAGGAGATGCTCCACTTACTGAGGACCACATAGACTGGCAAAAGTGTTTAGATATGATTGAATATCAAAAAGCAAACACAATTAGATTTCATTTTGAAAGTTTAATTCCAAACCCACATAAACATTTAATGTTTGGATTAGAAGATGGTTTTATGAAAACATCACAGTGGAGTCAAAGACCACATTTATCTTTAGTAAAATATTATAAAGATATAGTTCTTCCAAATTCGTGGCAGGGTAGTTTTATTGAAGATGGTTTTCATGGAAAAGTTATTGAAGATTGTAAAATATATGGAGATGCTGGTTGGAATAATCATAAACTTTGGATTTATCATCCAGAGGGCAGTATTCAAAGATCTTATCATTTAGATGGACGAGAGGGTACTCGTAAATTTACTTCCGATGATGATGCTTGGGGATACAAAGAATGAGACTTGGAATAATTGCAAGATCTGATAATACTGGACTTGGTAATCAAACCAGAGAGTTAGTTAAAATGTTAAATCCAGACAAGATTCTTTTAATAGATTCTTCATTTTTTAATAAAAATTTGCAACATCCAGAATGGTATGAAGGATATGATTATACAATTACAAGAGTAGGTTTTCCAAAACGTGGAGAAATATTAAAATTTCTTAATGAACTAGATGTTGTCTTATCTTGTGAAACATTTTATTCATCAATGTTTGTAGATTTGGCAAGGGATGCTAAAGTAAAAACAGTGCTTCAATATAATTACGAATTTTTGGTCAATCTTCAAAACCCACAAGAATCAGTTCCAGATGTTTTTATTGCTCCAAGCACTTGGAATATTAAAATAATGCAAGAGTCATTTCCAGACACTAAAATAGTTTTACTACCACCACCTACAGACACACAATTATTTCAAAAAGCAACAGATTGCAACCTAAAATCTATTCATAATAGTATTTTACATATTGCTGGTAAAAGAGCGGCCAGAGATAGAAATGGAACAGATACTGTTTTACAAATGCTAAGATATTCTAAAGAAGATTATAATCTTGTTATAACATCTCAAACAGAGTTTGAAAATAGGCCAAGAGATCCAAGGTTAATTATTCGTGAATCAAATATAAAAAATAGAGAAGATTTATATGTAGGGCATGATGCTATGATTTTGCCAAGAAGATATGCTGGATTGTGTTTACCTATGAATGAGGCTTTATTAAGTGCCCTGCCAGTTTTTATGACTAATTTATCTCCAAATAATAATATATTGCCAGAAAAATGGTTGATAGGTGCGAAACAAATTGGTCAATTTAGGGCTAAATCTATAATTGATGTACATGAAGGCGATCCAGAACAATTAGCAAAATTAATTGATAGGTATATGGGCATGAGGCGAAAAGATAAAATGAAAGAAAAAAGAGAGGCTTTACAAATTGGGCTTGAAAGATTTTCGCCAGAAATTTTAAAACAACAGTATTTAGATTTGTTTAATTCTATAATATAAAAAGCGGGCCTATTTCTAGACCCGCTAATTTTTAAAAACTACTTATTACTTTGTAGTCTTTTTCTTTACTGCTTTTGCTTTGCTCAAAGCCTCTTCTACTGCTTTGGCTGCTGGTAAACGACCAAATGCTGGATCGTTTGGATTGATTGCACGTGCTGCAACTGGAATAATTGCTCCAACTAATGCTGCCCACAAATCTTTTGGATCTGTTACACCTGCTACATAAAGTGCTGATGCTGCACCAACTACTGAACGTGCATAAGATGCCAACATTGCTTTTAGTTCTTTTTGTGTCATTTTTATCCTCCTAGGATGTGACTCTAACTAGTATAGCATAGCCAGCCCAAAGCCCTATAATTCCTGCTACGCCAGAAAAAACTGGCGGGGCTGGAACTGGCAACTTGAATGCAGCAAAAATTGTGCCACATCCAAAACCTGTTATCATTG